GGTATGACAGAGTGACATATCCAGAATTAAGAAGGCTTGCAAAAGAAGCATATGAAGATTATGAACCTGATGCTGTATTAATAGAAAAGAAAGCTTCTGGTCAAAGTTTACTGCAAGATTTGCGTATATCTGGCATCCCAGTTATCGAGTATATGCCTGACAGAGACAAAGAAGCTCGTGCTCATGCATCATCTGCTTTATTAGAAGATGGAAGAATTTACTTTCCTTATGACAAAAAATGGAGTAAAGATTTAATTGACATCTGTGCAGCATTCCCAGCAGGTGATAATGATGATATAGTTGATACATGTACGCAAGCATGGTTAAGATTGCGAAAAGGATTCTTTGTAACGCATTCTCAAGATGATTATGAAGAAGAGCATGAAACTAAAAGAAAGGTGACAATGTATGGTTGAAATTCCTTTTGCTGAAGGTGCTCCACCAGATGATTTGCAAGTAGAATCAGATGGCGATGATGTATTGATAGGTGATCCTGAACTTGATAACAAATTGGAAACTGAAGAAAGTTCATTTGATAAAAATTTAGCTGAAGATATGGAAGAAAGTGAGTTGCTTAAAAAAGCATCTGAACTTGTTAATTATTATGAAATAGACAGAGAAGCCAGATCAGAATGGGAAGAAAGATACAAACAAGGTTTAGAAACATTAGATCCTGATGGTGGTCTTGATGAAGGTGAAGATGAAAGAGCAAGCAGAGGTCTAAGTGTTGTTGTTCATCCTTTAATCGCAGAAGCTGCAACTCAATTTAATGCTAGAGCTATTGCTGAATTGTATCCTTCAGGTGGACCAGTGAAAACTGTCATTATTGGTGAGCCAAATGAAGAATCAGAGGATCAAGCTCGCAGAGTAAAAGATTTTATGAATTATCAGATTACTCAGGAAATGCCAGAATATTTTCCTGAACTTGATCAAATGTTATTTCATCTGCCACTTGTTGGTCATACATTTAAAAAAGTTTGGTGGGATGTTAATATGGGAAGACAATGTTCCCAGTTTGTAAAAGCAGAAGACTTTGTTGTCTCGCCAGAAAGTAAAGACTTAAATACATCAATCAGATATACTCATGTCATTCGTATGCCGAAAAATGATTACGAAAGATATGTTGAAGCTGGCTATTATTTACCGACATCTGACAAAGGTGGTGATCTAGACCCATCAGGTGATGTTGTTGGTCAGATAGAAGGTGTAGATCAATACATGGAAGATTCTGAAGATAAAGTAATTACTTTATTAGAAATGCATCTTTACGAATATTTCGATGATGAAGAATCAGAAGTCGGTTTGCCATATGTCGTGACGATTGATTATGATAATCAGAATGTCGTTAGCATTCGCAGAAACTGGAATGAAGCAGATGAAAGGAAACTTAAAAGAGAATGGTTTGTCAGTTATAAGTTTCTTCCAGGATTAGGATTTTATGGTTTCGGTCTTTACCATGTTATCGGTGGATTAGGCAAAGCTGCAACTGGTTCATTAAGAGCATTGTTAGATTCTGCTGCATTTAGCAATATGCAAGGTGGATTTAAATTAAGAGGAAGAGTCTCTGGTGGCGAAATGCAAGTCAATCCTGGAGAGTTTGTTGATTTAGATGCGACAGTTGACGATGTTAATAAAGCTATTATGCCTTTGCCATTTAAAGAGCCTAGTGGATCTTTGTTCAATTTATTAGGTTTTATTGTTGATGCAGGTAAAAGATTTGCGAACACTGCTGACTTAAATGTTGGTGATGTTAATCCGAATGCACCAGTTGGTTCAACAGTTGCTTTAATAGAACAAGGATCAAAAGCATTTTCTGCAATTCATAAAAGATTACATTATTCACAAGGTCAAGAGTTTAAATTAATTGCTAAATTGAATGCTGAAAATTTAGAGGAAAGTTTTACGTTTGCTTTGGCAGGTGCCAGCTCTCAAATATTCGCAGCTGATTTTAATGAAAGAGTTGACATTGTTCCAGTTAGTGATCCAAACATCTTTTCTAGCACGCAACGTATTGCTCAGGCACAATCTATTTTACAGATGGCAAGATCAGCACCTCAGTTGCATGATTTATATGAAGCCTATAAAAGAATGTATGAAGCTATAAGAATTCCTAACATTGATGAAATATTAAAAACACCACAAGAAGCTAACAGAATGGATCCGATAGATGAAAATATGTCGGTATTATATGGCAAACCAATAAAAGCATTTATAGAACAAGATCATGATTCTCATATTGCTGTTCATGTACAGTTTTTACAAGATCCATCTTTAGGAGGTAATCCTGCCATGAAAGGTGCAACACCATTAATTATGGCACATATCGCAGAGCATGTTGCGTTGTTGTATCGTACAAGAATGGAAGCTAGTATTGGTATTCCGATGCCAGAACTGCCAGATTTTAAAGATCCTAAATACAAAGGCAAAGATATTAATCCAGAACTTGACAACTTAATTAGCCAGAGAGCAGCACAAGTTGTACAACAAGCACCTCAAATGCAACAAATAACAGCATTTAGAAATGCCCAACAAAGACAACAGCAACAAAATCCTTTACAATATGCCCAACAACTTGCACAACTCGAAGCTCAAGCACTTAAAGCCAGAACACAATCTGAAATACAAGCAGATCAAGCAAAAGCTGCATCAGATATCAAAATTAAACAAGCTGAAGCAAAACAAGATATGCAAATCGATGCAGCCAAAGCACAAGCAGATCTTCAAGCTAAAATTGCAAAGTTAGAAGCTGATCTAAAATTAGAAAGAGAAAAGACAGCAGCAAAGATACAAATGGAAGCTATGAAAAATGCGAATAAGTGATGTATTAGCTTTAAGACCAGTTGACCCAAGTCAATTTGGAGGTATGCAACCACCTATTCAACAAGGAGCAGATCCTAGAATGCAACAGATGATGATGCAAAAAATGATGCAAGATAAGCAAGCTAAAGATAGAAACTTTGGTGCTTTAGGTAATTTACTTGCATTTCTTCAACAAACAGGGAGAAGATAATGGCTTTACCTAACATCGATTCTATGACACCACAACAAGCTAAAATTCTTATGGATGCTTATGCTCCGACAACAGCAGGAGCTACAGGAGATTATTCTGATTTAGATACATTTAGATCATATACTTTTACTGATCCTAATTATCAGTATGAAGATTTTAGACAATTAGCAGAAATCGCAGGATTTGGTAAAGAAGATGAATTAGCATCTGCAAAAAACATTAGCTCTGGAACTGCAGCTGACACATTTAGAATTACAGATCCACTAGACATGGGAACTAATACAGGTGCATTAAGTAATATTGATACATCTTCTAGAAAACCTTTTCCAACAGCAGGAGAAAATCTTACTGATGAAGAGTATCAACAAAGGATAAAAGACCTTTATAATAATGCAGGATTACCTGCTCCTGGAGAACCAGGATACAATCCTTCAATAACTCCTCCTCTTTTTGATCTTCCAGAAGATTATGTTCCACCTGAAATCAATCCTTTGACTGGTCAGCCAAATGTATCACAACCAGTCGCTCAAGATTTAAGTGAAGATGGCAGTCCACAACCAGAACCTACAACTTTATATGGTAGTGATTACAGTTTAGAAAATCTTGTTGGTGGTCAGGTGGAAAGATTATATTTAAAAGATCCATCAACTGGTAAAATTTACGATTATAATTATTCAGAAAGTGAATTTGCAAATAATATTGCACCACCTCCTGACTTACAATTTGATGATTTACAATTAGTAAAAGCCATAGGAAGAAATAGGAATGACAATACTTTTGGTGTTGATATAGATCCAACAGAATATGCTTTTGGTGGTCGCAATACTCCAGAAAGATCTGCACAGCTTATAGCAGAAGCAAATAGAGAACCAGGATATGAAAAAGGTGGTGGTGGTTTATTTTATGAATATAATAACAGAACATATTATACACCAGATAATACTGGCACAAGCATACCAGTCGGATCAACAAATATAGGAAGAACTACTGATAGTGATCTTCAATTAGAAAAAACTTATGAAGGATATCAAGCACCAACTGGTGCAACAACAGAAGAACTTTTAAAAAGTGTGCCAGATTCTGGTACATTTTTAGAAGCATTTACTCCTCAAACTAAAGGTGGTCGGCCATTTGATTTAGGCCAAGTATTTGGGTTAGGTGAAGGAGTTCTTGAGTTTAGCAATCCACCA